GACTTCCCTTATTATCGCATTGTGTATAGGCTGGACTATTGCAGAGTGTTCGCAGTATTGGAGTATCCTGCTCTTTGACGGTTTGGCAAACTTTGATTCGTATTCCTCCACGATGTAGCTGTTTGTTCCATCGCCGACGAGCTTCAGCTCCTTTTCAAGCGATGTCACCTTTGACTGTAGCGAAGCCAGTGTTTGCCTTGACGGGAAAACCCTCTCAAGAAAAGAAGACATCTACCTATTACTATTCCATCCAAATCTTTTATATAACTTGTGGTAAAGGTAATATTACGTTAGGTTATTCCGTCTGGGATTCATCAATGTTCTCTTTCTTGTATTTGGTGACGTGGTAATGTATCAGCGAAGTATAGAATTCCCCGCCGGTCTTGACCTCAATTTCCTTATAAGAATAGCCTTCCTCTAAAATCATCTTGGCCCATACCTCGACCATCTTTTCAGTCACTTTTGTCAATACATCACCATAGATCCACCACCGCAGCACCGAGCTTTTGAGCCGAAACTGTCGGGCCAAAACAAGCAAGTGCAAGGCTGTCCGCAAAGTCAGGCGACTTGTCAGGATCCTTTATCTTCAGTTTGCCGCTTGAGAACTCAAACTTCATCACCGACAACTCGGCAACGAGCTTTTCATGGTTCTTGGACTTCTTTATTTTAATTGTTCCCCCCTCGAAAAGCTTTCGCAAATTCCAATACATCTCGGACTTCTTGTTCAGGAACTTGTCGCTTTCCCTTGTCGGTTTCTCTGCAACGTTGACGGCAATGACCGGCAACCCCATCTCTTTCAACCTGTCGTGGACACCAGCACCTACACCGATGACATCGACCATAATCTTATCAGGTTTCTCCTCATCAGCAATTAATTTAACCCACCCGACAAGCTGCATTAATTCAATCTTTGAATAGAACTCTATCCTGTTGACAGTGTAAATGTTTTCAAACTCCTCAACAACAGTTATTACAGAATAATCATTACCCATCCTCGCAACATCAACGCCAAGATATTTCATTTTATCCCTTTGAAAGTCTGGTAAATAAAAATATAGAACAGCAACAAAATGAATAAAACAACAACAAGCCCATAGGCCAAAAATATAGAAATGTAGATATTCAAACTACCACCGCCTTCTCAATCCAATGCAGAGGTATCAGGGTGTCTTCGCCGTATTTGGGGAAGTTGCCCAAAACGTGGACTTGATAAAAGTTACTGTCCTCGCCGTATTCATCCCTCATCTGTTGAACCCATTTCTTTGAAACCCTCGGGCTATCCTCGCTGTTCAAGTGAAATGTTTTCCAACCTGCAGAACGCTTATGGAAGATGTCGTAAAAGTAACCTTCGGGTTTGGTCGGGTTTCCAATAACCAAAAGCTTTGAGGCCTGTACACCTTCTTGAGTTTGTGAACCTTGGATGGCCTCGTAAATCTCGTCATCGACACCCGACCCTTCGTCAACAATGAACATAAGGTAAGGATTGTGGAAACCCTGCATATTCTCCTTCTTGTTTGTTGATCTGCCGACCATCATCCATTTTGGCGAAGTTACCCCGCCGTCTTGAATCATATATGCGGCACAATCTCTTGGTGCAAGCTCTATTGCAGGTTTCAATAAATCAGAACGTGATATGTTGTCCCTTATTTCCTTCCAGAGCAATAGCTCGACCTGCGGCCAAGTCGGGGCTGTCGTGATAACTGCCGATAAGTGAAAACAGCAAAAAAACCATAATGCTGCGATTGAGGACAAGAATGTCTTTCCCGGACCGTTGCCACTCCTGACCGCCAATCTGTCATTATCTGGGAGGGCCATGAGTATTTCCTGCTGCAACGGATCAAGCTCGACATTTAGGACATCCTTTGCAAACTGGACTGGGTTCTTCCGCCACACTTCCAAAAGGGATTCAAACTGTTCCATTTTCCTCTATTTCTTCCTCTTTCTTTTTTTTGGCGAGCCTTTCGACAAGAACACCAAACGTGACATTTGTGATATTGGTTATGTCCTTCTCCTTGCTCTTTGGTGTGAGCTTGTATTCGACAAGCCATTTCCGTATGTTCTCGCTTGTGGGATTCAGGTCAACGTTTCCCCCTTCCTGCATTTTCGGGATAAGGAAACAGTTACGCTGAACGTAAGCTGTGGCTATCTGGTCAGCCGCCAACTCGTCAATCTCGTAGTTTGAAAGAACATAATTCATTATGGTCGTGTATAATGCTTTTTCTTCATCATTCCACACCTCTTTTAGGCATTTCAAACCCTTACCGGTCTTTACCCTGTGAATCATTGAACCTCTCTTCTGCATTATCCTACCCTCTTTCGTTTTTGCTCCGGTTGACCTTCCGGCGTGCAAGAAAGCAGCGACCACTGCCCTTATGCTCGGTCCTAAAACCTGCGGTGTTGTGGCAAAGCGATTTTGTCATTGTCCGTTGTGCTCCGCATATACCGAACAGTAATGCGAACTGCCACCTGACCTTTTTATAAAGTTCTTCGTTTGTGAACATGACTTACTCCTAACGGTAAAAATTATCGTGATTTGGTTGCGGTTCTTGGACTTCAAACGTTTCGTATAATATGGAACCTATCGCAACCGTCATGAAACCCGTTTCATAGTCAACTATCAGCTGGACACTCTTGTCAAGGGCGGTGAACAACAATCTGCCGGTTTCATCTGTTGCAGTCGAGAAGTTCTCCCTTGATATCGAGGCCAATATACCGTCAACCATTGGCAGAACGGCAAATGAGAACGGCCTGACCGAATTGGGAAAGCTAACGTAATGCTGGACTGTCCTCAAAAAGTCCTTCGCAATCAGCTCCTCCGCAATCACTGACTGGTAATCCTTCTTCCAGAATTTTAACTTGTCAAAATTCATAATAGCACTTCCAATCGTTTAATTGTCCCTGACGAGTAGTCGCCAAACCAAATAATCAAAATGCCCCCTTTGAGAAACACGCCCATTGTTTTAGGAAATGTCAGAACCCTGACCTGCCCTTTCCCTATTGAAGGTTCAGTCATTGTTGCCCCAACCTCCTTGAACGTGGACAGTATGTAATTTGCCACGCTATCGGGAAGGTTTGGGATCACGATGTCTGTTTCCTCATTTTTTAGTATGGTCAACATGAAACGTGAATCCTCCTCTCTTCAGGGAATATTTGAAAAGTGGCAATCCCTGTCTTACTCGGCGGCAGGTTGAACCTCTCGGCGTAGGAGATGACACCTTCAGTTGACTTGTTGAGAAAAGTCCCCGTCAGCATCCAGCCGTAAGTCCTGTTTATCTCTTTCAGCTCACCGCTTGACGTTATGTCGCCCTTCAATCCACGACCAACCTGTATCGAGTGGACGTGGCCCATCATGATAAGGTCGGCGTTAATCTTGTTGGTTAGGTGTTCCATCTTCCATTGTTTCGTGGGATCAAACCGTGCACCACCCGAACCATGAGTTGAAAATAATTTGAATACTTCAACGTGCTTGTTTATCGAACCCCTCTCAAAACGTATCCTCGACCATGCCTCATAGCCAAGATAAGTCGTTTTCAGGGTGCGGCATAAATCTCTGGTCACGTCACGGTAATACTTTGTCCTGATCACCTCTTCGTGATTTCCAGTATGGATTCCAATCCACTGCTCTTGTGGTATCTTTGAGAGCTTCTCGCAAAGGCTCTCGTATTGCTCTGAAATCAGATTGTCCAAGTTGGCCCTAAAATCAGGCCTGACGGTCTTGATGTCAAAACGTTTGTCGTCGGGGTTAATGCTGTCAATCATGTCCCCCATGCCGACGACATAAACGTGATTGTCGCAGATGAATTTTACAGCCCTGTCAAGAGCCTGTTCATCGACGGCAATATTACCCCAATGGATGTCGCCAAGGCCGCAAATCCTGACGGGTTCACCGGTTTTATACGGGATGGTGACCTCATTGAGTTCCAGAAGGGTAACCCCCCGCACAATTTACTTTTATGTCACGCTCATCTCTCATTTCACCGCCACATATTGGGCAGTCATCCTCGCAACACCTTACGGTGTGCCCGCAATCTTCACATCTTTTCGTTATCCCCACCTCCTAAGTAAATTCCTATCCTGATACCAACATTTATGGCAAGTATCACAACGAGCAGAAAAAGAACAAGCCCGTCAATCAATCCTTCACCTTCTTGTGCAGTCTTTTCACCAAAACAGCAAGGGCCATCGTGTCAACAACTGTGCCCTCGAACAGCATTTCAATAAGCTCATCATCTGTCAGGACTTCGTAGGACATTATCACTTCGTCAAACACGACAAATCAACTCCTCTTCAAACAATTTAGATTGTGATAAAAGTGGCCTTATCCTATTATATGCCATATCAATATAATCGGGGTTAATTTCAATTCCTATAAAATTTCTATTTTCTTTCAACGATTTCAATGCGACAGTTCCGCTTCCCATGAAAGGACCAAGAACAATGCCATCTTTCGGGCAACCTGCTTTTATCGGGGTTTCGACAAGTGCTTCTGGGAATACGGCAAAGTGTGCCTCTGGAAACGGTTGTGTTGGGATTTTCCAAACTGTGCGTTTGTTTCTTCCTTTACGAGGATCCCCTGCGACCTTACTTTCCGAGAAGGCAAAGCTCCCTTTTTTATCTTCGTCTTTGAACTTACCATTGTATTTTTTATGACCATTGATTGCACGATTTATATCGTTGGGATTGTTATCTTGCCATGGTTCAAACTGTTGCTCGAACCAATACTTCTTGTTCTTCACGAAAAAGAATATTTCCTCAAAGTCCACTGTGAATCTGTCGGTAACGCTTGACGGCATACAGTTCGGCTTGTGCCAGATTATCTTGTTCCGCAATATCCAACCCCTGTTCTGCATCTCTATTGAGAAACGTGATGGTATGTTACAGAGTGATTTATCTGGGAGAGATATATATTTTTTAGTTGCGATTTTAGTATCTGCATATTCCTTATTATTTTTCATTTGTTTGCCTTCAAATCCCCCTACATTCTTACTATTTGCTGAATGTGAATTATAGGTATCGCCCAAGTTCACCCAGCAAGTGCCGTCCTTCCGCAAACACCGCTTCACTTCGTCAAAGATGTCGCAGAGGTGTTTTATGTAGAGGTTGAAGTCGGGTTCAAGTCCGAGCTGTCCTTTCCAAGCCCCGCATTTGTTGCAGAAGTGTGTAGGCTTCCCGGGCCTGTTTTCATTGTTTGTGCGGTGTATGGCAACTTTGCTGTTTGCTGAAGGTTTATCTCCTGGAGTTGCTTTGCGTAGGACATCTATTTCCCCCC